TAGATAAATCATTTCTTAATTTTATTTCATCTGCTGTTTCATCTACAGTTTCTGAATATTTGATTTTTGCATCCGTTAAATTTGTTGGTCCGTTTTTGGTATCACCAATTTTTTTACCGCTTGCTATTGCTTGTTGTCCTTGTTTTTTTGCTTCAGATAATTTTTCCTCTGCCTTTCCTTTTACATCTTTAAGTTTATCTTGTAATTTTGCAAACGGATTTTTTGATACATTTATAGGGTCTTTACTTCTAGGCACCAGTTCATCAACTTTTTTCTTTACCGTATCATCTGCTCCAAACTTTGTATCTTTAGCTACTAAAACAGATGAAAGGTCATTTCTTTTAAAATAATCTTCATCATAAGGATTTATTGTATCAGAATATTTTGCAGAGCTATCATATTGGACTTCGCTATCTCCTTTCTTTGCTAGGTTTTGTGCTGCTTGCTTTGCTGCTCCAAATAATTTTTTCTTTATTTCACCTTTTAATAAACCTATACCAGCTCCTAAAACATTATTAGCTATTTGCTTAGGAGTACCCTTTGCATTTTGTGCTAATAGTTTACCAACAAGATTTCCAGCACCATCTTTTTTAATTTTTGCAAGAGTAGTCATTGTATCCGGCTCTTTACCTTTTTTAAAATCTTCATTTAAAGATATGCGTGTTGGTATAAGTTTTTTTGGTAATTGTACACCAATTTTTGATAATAATTCTAATCCTTTTGTTTTACCTTTTTCAAATAAATTTCCTAAAATACCACTATCATTAGATGCATTATTTGTATTTACAGAATTTTTCATTTCTGTAACCATTTCGGTTTTTTGTGTGCTTAATTTAAAAATATCAGTCCCATAAATTATTGGTGCTCCTAATTTTGAAATTATTCTTAACCCTGTAGTTTCTTCTTCTAATCTTGTTTCTCTTAATCTTGATGATATATTTTTTCTTGCTACTTGTGCAATTTTAAAGGGCAAATCCATAGCACCTGTGGAAGAGCGAAGTATAATATCCTTTGAATTACGAATTTCATACTTCTCTGCCGCAGTTTTACCTTCAGGTAGTTGTTTGGTTTTAAATAATTCTTCTATTGTTTTTCCCATTATTAAATTTTTGCATATGAATTTGAGCCAACTTTTGCAACCACCGTAGATATCTTAGATGTAACTTTTTGCCCATCCATATTAACTCCAATTTTACCTGCTAATAAATCACCTCTCAATGCTTTTATTTCATTAATTAATTCATCCATTTTTACGGATTCACCACTTTCACTACCACCACCCATTAATCCAGCAGCACCACCAGCTACTAATCCTAATGCTAATAAAGCAGGTAATGCTAATAGTCCAGTAACAGCAACTGCAGCTAATGCAACTGATAATGCCATTAATGCTCCGGCTAATCCAAATATTGGTAAAAAGTTGATAGTAGATAATGCTGCTATTTGTTCAACCATAGAAGGCAATGCACCGGTCAGTGCTGACATTCCATTTCCAACCATTAATAATCCTGCTCCAAATACAACCAATGCAGCCCCCAAAGCTGTTAATGCTAAAATACCTGCTCCAAATACGATTGCCGCAGGTCCCATCATTAAAAGTCCTAAACCAAATACAGCTGCTGTAAATGCAACCAAAGCTATACCGGCTGCTTTCAATCCATCACTATTAACAGCTGACATTAGATTTAGAGCGTATGCAAATGGTATCAATGCGGCTCCCAATATAGCAACTGCAATTGCACCTTCAATCATTTTTCCTTTTATTTTACTTAATAAGAATGCTACACCTGCCAGTCCAACCAAAGCGCCTAATCCCATGCCAACAGAATCCCAAGTTACTTCTGCGAATTCTTGGAAAGCTTTTGCTGCTACAAATAATGCAGCTGATAATATTAATAATGCAACTGCACCTTTAATTAATGCGTTTGCATTAACTTTAGACATTTTATTTGCTTGGTCCGATGGACCTGCTTGCGATTGTGGTGCTGCTGTTGGTTGTGTTATATTTGAAGCATTTGGCTTTAAGCCCGGCAATTTATTTAATAAAGGAATCTTTTGTGCTATTTTCTTTACATCAAGACCCATAGCAGAGAATCCAGCTCCCATCTGTCCTACGGCAATTACACCACTTCCCAATCCTTTTAAAAACCCACCAAATGGCCCAGTAACTAATGCTTTTATAGTTTCGCCCATTGAGTCAAACTTTGAAAGTTGAACAGAACCATCTCTATTTAATTTATCAGAGTTCTTTGCCATTTTTTCTAATTGCTCAACGGATATTCCTAATAATTCAGCTGCTTTTCTCTTTTGGAAAATATCCATTTTATTAAATCCATCTATACCTCCTAAATTCGCTAATGTTTCTTTTACAGCCCCACCAATATCACCTTCGTATGCCAATGCTCTTGCTCTATCTAAATTAAGATTTTTACCAAGCATTGCTCCTAATTCTAACTCAGCATTAATTGATGTTTCAAAATCTAAAAGAGAATCAGTTACGTTAGTAAGTGCATCCATATTAACACCTAACTTACCTGCGGATACTGCTGCTTTGGCTATATTGATACCACCATCCTTACCATATTCAGCAAAAGCTTTTGTACTACCAGCTACATCTTTCATCAGCTGGTCAACAGGGAGGCCAGCTGCTTTAGCCATAGATTTAGTAGTTGCTGCCATATTAACAGCAGCATCCGCTGAATTATTATTTAATCTAGCAAAACTACCAACTACACTAGCTGCTTCTTCTCCACTAATACCCATATTAGTAGCGATTAAATTAGTATTTAATTGCGTTTGTAAAGTTATATCTTTTAATCCACCAAATTCTTTTGATAATCCTTTTGCAGTTTCTTCCGCATCTTTAAATAAAAAACTAAGACCTAATGTAGATAATTGTGCCGAATCTACAAACCCACCAAAACTTCTAATATTTTTACCAAGTTTATCTGCTGCAAATCCTGCTCCAATTAATATTGAGCCTAAAGTTCCTGCACCGCCAGAAGTTAAAATTGATAATGTATCAAATATACCACTTATTGATTTTTTTATTGATTCATATGTTTTAACTTGCGCTTCTAATTGTTCTTTTTGTCCTTCTGTTAAATTAGATATATTATTTGCAAATTCATATTGTTTTTTTAAATTTTTTACAATATGTGAATGAATCCCTCTAGACCCCTCTAAATCTTTTAATTCACTTTCTATTTCTTTTTGTATCAGCTGTCTTGAAATACTATCTTCTGCTGATAATTGTGCTAATTGTTTATTTAAATCTGATATTTTTTCAAATTGTTTAACTTTATCAGCATCCATGTTAAGGTTTTGGGATTGCTTTTTTATTCTTTCTAAATCAAGATTTCCAAGTTGTGAATAAATACCTTTTAATTCTTTTGCTTTTGATTGCTGACTAATTAAACTATCAACATAATCTTCTGTTCTTTTTTTTACCTCTAATACTTGTGAATTTATTTCTTTTAATTGAACAATAAGGTCTTTATAATCAGCGCTTGCTTTTATAGTAGCTCTAGCCAAAGTATCCCCACCTGCTTGTCTAAGCATTTCATTCATCTGCGTTTTTATATCAGATATTTGCCTTCTAAATTCGTTAAGATTCTCTGCCATTTTTTAGATTATTCGTAATCTTTTAACATTTTTTGCAATTCTTTTGCAAGTTTATCAATATCATCCATTTTTTTAACAATTGGAATTGGCATATCTTTTGATTTTTTAGCTTTTTGTAATGCGTAATTTATAGCGTTACTTTTTAGCCCATCAAAAAAAGAATCTGAGAATTTTTTAGCTGCTCCAAAAAGTCCTTCTTGTTGTATTTCTTTATCAGACATAGTTTTATTAGTTATATTCTATAAATATTCAAGTAAACAAAAAAGTGAGGATATTAACGCATCCTCACTTTTGGTATTTTAATCTTAGATTGTGCTTGCTTTGCCTGTTCTGCTTCTTTTTTCTTAAATTCTATTAATTTGTTAAAATAAAATTTACGAAGGTATGTTGGCATAAAATAAACCTCTGACCAACTAAATCCATTACCAAATTGAACCATTTCCCAAATTTGGCTATGTAATTGAATTTTATAATCAGTTGGAAGGGTAAAAAAAGGAAATCCCAAATGGTATATCCAGCGCCTCCGATTCACCGGTTAATTCTGATGTAAATTCAAATTTTAAATCTAAATCAGGTGACATTTCCTTAACATATGTTCTAAACGCTTTTGTATCTTTTGCTAAAAATGAATTATTAACCCATCTATTAATAAATCCTTTATCCTCATTTCCATCAACTGAAACAATCATATATTTTAGACGAGTAGTTACATCAAATGCACCACCTGAATTTTTATTTAATTTTTCGAGAGCTTGAACCTCTTTTGTAATTTCTTGTTCATCTCCGTGATTAAGTAATTTATATGTAATTTCTTTACCATTAGAAGGTAAAATAAATTTATATTTATTGTTTGCATTTAATATACTAAAATCAATATCTTTAGTTCTTACTTTTGATAAATCAATTATCGTTTTTTGTTTCTCTAATGTAAAAGGGTCAGTAATTTCTACATGGTAATCCGAGCCATATCCTAAAATACGTGTTGCTAAAAGAATAGCGTTTTTATCACCAATAAAAATATCGTTTGGATTGATGCCGGGTTCAACGATTATTGATTCAAATAACTTATCTAATACTACCCCTTTTTTAATAAGGTTTTGGTTTGCAAGAATATCTTCTTCTCTTGCTGTCATATACTTAATTTCTATACTTCCCTTTCGTAAAGGGTGTCCTTCTGGATAAACTAATCCTTGCGATGGTAATTCGATAACTTCGGTTGGAAAATCAAAGTGTTTAGATTGATTTTCAACAGGGGTTGGTTGTTTGATGTTTATTTCTGCCATAACTTTTGTTATTTATTTTGTATATATAAATACATTATTTCAAAAAAATTAGAAATAAAAAGGGATACCTTTTGGATATCCCTTTGTTTTTATAGTTTTTTGTAAGATTAGAATTCAAGAATTGCGTAATCGTATGCTAAAGATAATTCAATTTGTGCAGGTTCGTTAGAATCAAATGATAAATCACCAAAGTTTGCCTGAACAATAAATGCACCTTTCAATTTCCATTGCTCAATTTTATCTCCCACTGGTCCTAACATATAGAAATCTATATCTTTTTTATAGAAATCAGCATATCCACGTCTACCAGTAATAGATTCATGTCCTAAACGTATCCACTCCATTACCGCTTGTGCTCCAGATGGAACGATTGGGTCATATAGAGTGATAGTGATATCTTGCCACTCACCTTTACCTTGCAACTTTCTTTTAATGTTAATGTGGTCTAAAGTAACTGGTTCAAATTGAATTGAAGGTCTTGCTGCTGCTTTAATCATATATGAGGGAATTGTATCAATTTCCATCACATAGCGATTTTTCATTTTAGGTTCGAAGTTCGTATAGAACATCTTATCAAACTCTAATATTTCTGCCATTTTATTATCCTTTTATTTTATATTAATAAATATTGATTTATTTTAAAATCCATATTATGCGTTAAACGAAGCTCCGGTTGGAAGAATGTTGAAATCAATTACGATGAATTCCGCAGTCTTCGCTGGTTGTAAGAAGATTTGTCCAGCTAATATGTTTCTATCAATCACATCAGGAGTATTGTTACTTTCATCCATTACAACTCTAAATGCGTATAAACCTTGTCTTTGTTGAATTGCTTCTAAATAAGGATTTACAGTATTCAAAAATCTTCCTCTAGTTACTGCTGTATTTTGTTCAAATACCAAATAACGAGAAGTAGATGCAATAAACTTCTTAACAGTAATTAGTAATCTTCTTACGTTAATTCTATCTAATGCTGAAGCTTTATCTTGCAATGTTTTTTGTCCGAATGCTACAATACCTTGTCCAGGGAATGCTGCTATTGGGTTTACTTTGTTTTCATAAAGTGTATCTCTTTCAGAATGTGTTAATCTATTCAATACACTAACTGCTCCAGAAATACCACCTCTATTTAAACCAGCAGGTGCGAACCATTCTGCTGCCAATCTATCATTAGAAGCATATACGGCTGGAAGTAAAACTGATGGTGGAACTGATGTTAATTTATTTGTATTTGTATCTATTGTCTTTATCCAAGGATAATAAGTTCCAACATAATTTGAATCTACTGCATTTGCTTCTTCAGTTGCTTCACTAATTGTTGCATTTGATGGTACAAAGTCAGCGATAAAAAATGCATCTTGTCTATCTTCAACCATATCAATTACTTTTGTAATAATTGCTGGGTGGAGAGAACGAATAATACCAGGAGTAACAACTAAGTTAATATCGAATTCATCAGGATTTCCAATAGCATTAATTGCTTTAGTATAAGCTATTGAACCTGAAGAAGTAGATGTAGCGCAATTGAAACCTTGTGTGTTTGCATTACTAATATCAGAACCTAAATTTATTTTTACAGTTGGATTATTACCATCGAAACCATATTGGAATCCTAAAATAAATTGTCTTTTTACCATATCTGATGATACTGAGCCAGTAAGTTGATATGATAATTGAGAATCAAATGCAAATATCACATTTGAACCAGTTTGTGCATTTTCAGGAATAGGTTTTAAATAGTTATGATTATCAGATGATATACCTTCACTTTCAAAATCAAATCCAGAAAAATATAATGGAGATGATGCTGTATTTCCTGTTGAATTTGTTTGAAATACAACTTTAGGAACTTTTAAAGCTTGTGCATTATTTGTAGCTTCAATTGGATTTGTATAAGCACCATGTCCAAAAGGTGCTGCTGAAATAGGATTTCCCGTACTATTTGTAGCCATTTCTACTCTTATGTACTTTGATTTATTTGAGTAATCTCCATTTTCAGTTATCTTTCCATTATTATCTATAGTCAAATATCTATCACCAATTCTTCTTGCTATATAGTTTGGCGAAGCAGGGTCTAAGTTTACATTATTAAATGTTTCTAAAACTATTTTTCTTTTATCGGTATCAC